ATGACCCTGCGCACGAGCAATGGTGATGGCGGGCAGTATAGCTATTCCACCTGCTCGACCAAGGCGCGGCAGGGCAAGACGGGCTGCGAAGGTCGCTCGATCCGCATGGACAAGCTCGACCATCTGGTCGCGGGTCATCTCGACCGGCGACAGGAACGGGCCGAGCGCCGCTGCGAGCATCTGGCAGACTTGAACCGGCGAATCACGGAAACCGATCAGCGCCTTAACCGGCTCTACGACGCGATAGAATCAGGCGTCGCAGCGCTGGACGACGTGGGACTGAAAGACCCGATCGCCAATCTGAAAGCGATCCGCGATCAGGCCACGGCCGATGCCGAGCGGATACGGATGGCACTCGACGGCTCCGGCGATCGGGCCGTGACGCCGGAGATGATCGACGCGCTTTCGCAAGTCGCGCGCAGGAGCTTGCGGATCGAAGGCGGCGGCTATCAGCGAGATCACCTGCGCGTCTTCGCCCAGCGCGTCGAGGTCGCCGATGACGAGGTTCGCATCATGGGAAACAAGTCGGACCTGCTTCAAACCCTCGTTGCCGCTTCGAGCGGGGAAACGGCGGCGTTTGCGGTTCGCAGTTCTGTACTGAAATGGCGCACCCGACATCCGCCATTTTGTGCTACACAATTCCCTAAATCATTGTAATAAAACAAATAAAAATTTGCCTGTTTTCAAAATGTGTTGCAAAATGTGTTACACATTCGTTAGGTGACTCTAAAATGACGAGGTTCGAATCCCCGTCGCGTTAGTCGGCAAAATGACAGTCATCACAAAGGCCATATTTCCCGGCGCTGGCGAGCGCCAAACGGAAGGCCCTTCCACAATGAATGCAGTCCGCATCGGCACCTTCGACAGGCATCGGCCTCATACTCGCCAGTCGCGCATCCGCGTTAGCCCGCGTCCGTCGCTCTAGCTCCGCTTCGACTTCCTCTTTCGACCAGCCAGACATCGCGGCCTTCTCCCGATTGATCCGCTCGCATCTTAGCACGGAAAACTTAGTTTTTTCGTTGATTGTGTGTGAAGTAAAATCACCATAGTAAAAAGCTATTTTACAAGCAATAAACGCCTAATGGAGCGTCTTTGTAAAATGAAAACAGACAAAGGTAATGTATCAAAATGGTACATCGAATCTATATCTGGCGTTTTGTGAGCGGTTGAGATAAAAAGAAAGGGCGAGTGCTGGTCCACACTCGCCCTTAGTCTCAACCAAACAGCAGATGAGGTGCTGTCATATGAATATATACTCGAATTCCCGAAGGGGCGCAACCCTGATTTCGCCGCTGGATCGTCCGCTCAAGGTGACGCGGTTCCCTCGACAGTCGGCAAGTCGCAAGGATGACCTCACGCTCTCATTGCGCGAGTTGGCGGAGGTGATCAAAGACGAATGGGCTGAATACAAGGGGGACTTGCCCTGGCTCAAGCTGGCCCGTTTCGGGAATACCCGCTCGGATAAGGGCAGCCTTCGCACGAACGCCAACATGCAGGCGATCAGCGGCATTGAGCTAGACTATGATGATGGCGACATATCACCGGCTCGCGCTCGCGCCATCCTGTCGGAGGTAGGCATTGCCGCTCTCATCTTTACCACCCCTAGCCATATGCAGCCCGGAAAGGGCAACAGGTGGCGTATCCTTTGCCCTACCAGTCGAGACCTCGACCCTATCGAGCGCGAGAGGCTTGTGGCGCGAATCAATGGCCTTTTCGACGGGGCGTTTGATCCCGCGTCCTTCACGATGTCGCAGTCGTTCTATTACGGTAACGTCGAGGACGGAACACCTGTCCAGACCTACCTTGTAGACGGCGGGTATATCGACCATGCGGACGATTTGGATGAGGTGGCATTAGGTCGCGACGGAAAGCCCTATCGCGAGCGCCGGGAGCGTGAGGCCAACGACAACCACGAAGGGGCAACCCGCCCGCAGCACGTCGCCGACTCGGCCCTTATGTCTATCCCGAACGAAGGTGATCGCAGTTGGTGGCGTGATATGGCAGCGGCGCATAAGTCAGCAGGCGGATCGTTCACCGTATTCGATGGATGGTCGAAGGGGCATGACAGCTACAGCCGTCGCCACACTCGCGATACGTGGGACGATCTCGATCCTGAAAAGGAAGGCGGCATCACGGAACGGTCGCTTTACAGCGCCGCAGCGGATCACGATTGGCGTGACAGCGAGCTCGATGAGCAAACCCTCGCCGACCTCGACGACTACGATGCCGATCTTGAAGCCCTGATCAAAGAAGACAAGGCCCACGCCGCCGAAAGGCAGAAGGCCGACGATTCCGCATTCTTGAAGCCGGTCAGCAGCTTTGCGAGCAAGCGAGTGCCTAAGCGTGAATGGCTCATCCCTGATCTGATTCCAAACCGGCAGGTAACGGATTTGTCAGGTGATGGTGGCACCGGCAAGAGCAATCTGGCTTTGCAGCTTGCCGTAGCAGTTGGCACCGGCAGCCCGTTTCTAGGGGAGCGAGTGGACCGTCCGGGGGCAGTTTGCGTCATCGCAGCGGAAGACGAGGAAGATGAGTTGCATCGTCGGTTCGCGGACATCTGCCGGGAACGCAACCTCGACATGGCCGACCTCGACAATGTGTGGGTGCGTTCGATGGCAGGCGAGAACGCCATTCTTGCCGAGCCGACTCGCAGCGGTGGATTGAAAGAGACGGCTATTTACGAACGCCTCGAACGCATCATGTCCGAGCGTCATTACTCGTTGCTAATACTCGATACTAGGTCGCATCTCTACGGTGGCGAAGCAAACAACACGAACCAAGTCACTCAGTTCATCAACATGCTCAAGCACCTCGCAATCCAATACGATTGCGCGGTCCTCCTCCTATCGCACCCTTCATTGACTGGCATGAATACCGGCACTGGATCGGGATTTAGTGTCGCGTGGAACAACGCTGTTCGGTCTCGCCTGTATCTTGAGCGCGTCAGAAACGATGACGGCACGGAAGACGATACCGACGCTCGCGTCTTGCGGACTATGAAATCCAACTACGGCCCGACCGGAGGGGAAATCCGCATGACTTGGCGGCGCGGTGTGTTCGTCGCCGACGCCGAATTGGCGGATGACGACGATGATGGCGATAGCCGCCTGCCTGTCGATAACCTGTTCCTCGAAATCCTCGACGCCATGACCGAACAGGGGCGGTATGTCTCGCATAATACAGGGCCGACCTATGCACCGTCTCTCTTTGAAGGGCATCCAAGGGCCGGACACACCAAAAATCGAACGTTCAAAAATGCGATGGAGCGCCTGCTCGATGCCGGTGAAATCGTGATTGCCGAACATGGCAAGGGCAATAGCAAGCGGACGCACCTTGAACGGGCGTCCAGTCAACCGCCGACCGGCAACCGTCGCCGAAACCGTGAAATTCAGGAGCTTGTCTAATGATCAGCGATTCAGAACTCATTGATGAAATGAACGACGGGACGACGGTGCGGATGCAGCCCGATCCGACGCCGACGAACATTATCGGCGAGCGGGCAATCTTCCATATCGACCGGCTGGACGCCGCGCCGGGATGGCCGGAAGGCTGGTATCCGTTCTGCTATGTGCAGGACTATCATTATCGCGACCGTGATGGCACGACGTTGCAGGTGTGGCGTTGCGGAGATCAGCTTTTCGCATCGCGCATCGGTGAATTCGAGCCGTTGCGATGGATTGGTCGCGAAAGCTCAAACGTCCCGATGCTGCATTGGCGCGACATATTCACTCCGCGCACCGCAGATCAGTTTTACGATGATCTTGTCGCACGTCGCGTCGATCGTGATCGCTTCCGCAATGAAATCGACTGGCGAAATTGGTGCGCGATACATGCCGACGAAATCGTGAAGATGCGCGAGGACAATCACCGCAGGCAGATGCGCAAGATCGAAATCGCGGAGTTAGCGGGATGAGTGACGTTCTGAAAACAGCAAATCGCCTGTTCGAAATCCGTGAATCCGTGGTCGCAACAGGTCGCAACGCAGGTCGCAACGCCAAAAACACAGGGTCGCAACGCAGGTCGCAACGGGGTCGCAACGGTCAAAAACAGGGTCGCAACGCCCACTTTTCGGGGTCGCAACGGGTCGCAACATATACCCTATATACTACGTATATAACCGCTAGCCGCCTTTTGGCGCGGCTGGCTTCGCGGTTTTCTTATCAGTTGTGTCAATCCGTATCACGGTCAACCGGCATAGGTTCTTCCCGGTGGGTGGCCGATGCGGGGGACATCGAGCGCAGCCCATCAACACATACAAAAATTTTAGAATCGGAATCAGACAATGAGAAATCGTCGCGCTGAAATCCTCGAACTTGCTGGCGAGCCGGAAAACGACAACTTCCGTTCCGGCGCTATCGCGGAAGAATTGAGTGCTGCCGAACTGGCGAAACTGTTTGGCGTTGTCGAGCGCACAATTCACACCCTCGCGACAAAGCACGTCCTTCCGAGAAACGACGCGGGCAAATTCGACACTCGCGATTCCATCCGGCGCTATGTCGAGTTTTCCCGCAAGCGCGACAGCGAACTTGAAACAGCGAAGGTCCGGCTGGCGACCGAACAGGCCGACAAGATCGAATTGCAAAACGCGCTCGCCCGCCGCGAGATGCTGCCTGCCGCCGACGTGCAACGCGAATGGGAGTCCGTGCTTCGCGATCTTCGCGCCTCGCTCCTCGCGGTATCGTCGCGCATCGGCACCCGTCTGCCCGGATTGACCGTTCACGACATTGCCGAAATCGACGCTGAAATCCGGGCTACCCTCGAAACGCTCGCAGGGGAAGACCTGTCATGACCGAATATCCGATTGCGCTTGTCCGTCGCGCCGCCCTCAGATCGCTTCGCCCGCCGCCGAAGATCGCCCTGGCTGATTGGATCGAGTCGAACGTCTATCTGCCGCAGACCGTTTCGGCGCTTCCGGGCCGCATTCGCCTGTTCGAGTATCAGCGCGGCATCTGCGATGCGATTGACGATCCGGCCATCTCGAAAATCAGCGTCATCAAGTCGGCCCGCGTCGGCTGGACGACGCTTCTCACCGGAACGGTCGCCGCGTTCGTCTCTAACTCGCCCTCGAACATCCTCACCGTCCTGCCGACGCAAGACGACTGTCGGGATTATGCCGTCACCGACATCGAAGGCACGTTTGAAGCCAGTCCGGCCTTGCGCGGCCTTCTCGCTGCCGAGAACGACGAAACGGGCCGCTCGACTCTCCTCAGCCGGAAGTTTCCCGGTGGATCGTTGAAGCTGGTCGCCGCGAAATCCCCGCGCAATTTGCGCCGCCATGCCGCGAAGGTGCTGGTCATGGATGAAATCGACGGGTTCGAGGTGAGCCAAGAGGGCGATCCTATCGAACTGGCGACGATGCGAACGCTCACCTTCCGCGACCGGAAGATTCTGGCCGGTTCGACCCCTGTCTTTGACCATGGTCCTATCAGCAAGCTCTATGCCCAGTCCGATCAACGCATCTTCGAGGTGCCTTGCCCGGAATGCGGGGACTTCAACGAAATCCAATGGTCGCAAATCCATTGGGATGAAGGGCAGCCGGAAACTGCCGCCTATGCCTGCCCTCATTGCGGCTCGCTGATCGCCGAACGGTACAAGGCCAGCATGGTCGCCAAGGGCCGCTGGCGGGCCACAGCGCCCGACGTGAAGGGCCATGCGGGTTTCCGCGTCAACGCCCTCGTGTCGCCTCACAGCAACGCAGCATGGGGCAAGCTGGCTGCCGAGTTTCTGGCGGCGAAGGACGATCCGGCGACGTTGCAGACATTCGTCAACCTGACACTGGGGCAGCCGTGGCGGGAAGTCGCCGACGAATTGGACGAAGGGGAGCTTGCCGGGAAGCGGGAGCCGTTCGGCCTTGCGGCCATGCCGCACGACTGCCTGCTTGTGACGGTGGGTGTGGACTGCCAAGACGACCGGCTCGAACTCGTGTTCGTCGGCCACGGCAAGGAGGGCCAGACGTTCGTCCTCGCTCATTCCGTCATCTGGGGAGCCATAGACGCGGAAACGACGTGGCAGGAGCTTGAGGACGCCTTGCGTTCGACGTGGAAGCACCCGAACGGCGGCACCCTTCGAGTCGACGCTGCCGTGATCGATAGCGGCGACGGCGGGCATACCGACATCGTGACTAGCTTCACCCGCTCGCGGTTCTCCCGGCGCATCGTCGCAGGAAAGGGCGTCCCCGGCTTCGCCAGGGCGAATTTGCAGCGGTCCACGACGAAGGGAGCGCCGCTGTTCCTGATCGGCGTGGACGGCCTCAAGAGCCAGCTTTTCACCCGCCTCGCTCGCGGCAATTCCGTGCGGTTCTCAGCCGACCTCGAACCGATCTATTTCGAGCAACTGACCTCAGAGCGGAAGGTGGTCCGATACTTCAAGGGACAGCCGGTGCGCCGGTTCGAGCGCATCCCCGGCAAGCGGGCCGAAACGCTGGACGCGACCGTCTATGCCATCGCAGCGCGGACGCTCGTGACCATGAACCTCGATCGTCGTGAAGATGAGCTATCGACGGCAGCCGCACCGAAGCAGGTGCAGACCGTGTTCAAATCCTCCTACTTAAATCGCTAGATTTCTTCCTTATAAGGCATTTACTCCTCATAAGTTAGTTGCTATAAGGGGACCATCGCAATTGTGAGGACGACGAAATGGCAACTGTCTCATATATCCCGACTTTCAAACTGGTTTCCCTTCTGCAAGCCGCCGATCCGCAAAAGTCGTTGAATGTCCGTGTGATGAATTCAACGACGCTTTCCCTTGAAAACGATACCTTCAAGCAAATTGCGACTATCGATTTTGCTACCGAGGAAGTGACGAACGTCGAAGGGCGCGTTCCGCTCGCCATCGTCGAAACCCCAAAAGCATCAAGGAAGCGGGGCGAGTATGAACTTGTCGCCTTCGGCAGAGAGGTCAAAGCATATTCTCTAAAGGACTTGCTTGCGGAAGGGTTGAAGGCGTTAGAAGAGCATAAGCCGGGGACGCTAGAATCTCTTTCCAAGGTAAAGCCGGGGACAAAACGCATTGTTGCTCGCAACCCCGCAGACTTGTTCGACTCTGAGGGCCTGTCTGAAAAATATTCAGCGAAGCTGTCTGAAATCTGGTGGTACGGAACCAACAATTCCGCGCAAGAAACCGAGGCTTGGCTCAAGCGGGCTTGCGATTGCGCTGGCGTCGAATGGAATAGCTCAGACTTCGCGATGAATTCGTGAACGGAAAAGGCCGGTCCCCCGCAAAGAGACCGGCCTTAGCCACGTACAACCCCTATGGAACTAACGTGGAGCAATCGGACACTACACCCCCCCGCCGATTTGCCGCAAGCTCTTTCTTCATTGTAAAATACGATTTTACAAGCATTATCAATAACTTGACTCCTGATTGCAGATAAGCGATTTATAGCCCATGCAGCCGTGAACCTAGTCCAACTCCCGGCTTAACGCTGATCAGCTTGGCGGCGGGCTTCGATTCAACAGATGGAATCAGTTCGTCCGATACCCGTTCGCCAAGGCCGGGAGTTGGACTCGTGGGACTATTCGATTTCTTCAAAGCAAGGCAGTCCAAGCCTCAGAGCCAGCGCATGTTGGAAGCGACTTCCGGCAAGCGTTGGTCAAACACGCCCGCCTTCGGCCCGATGGCTGCCGAGGTGGCAGGCGGTGCAGCCCGCGTCCGTGGCCGCGCTCGCCATCTTCGCCACAACGATCCGCTGGCAGCCAATGCCGCCGCCATCTATCGCACCGGCCTTGTCGGATATGGCGTGACAGCCGCAAGCCAGCATTCGGACGCTGGCACCCGTTCGACGATCGATGAGGCGTTCACGGCATGGGCCATCGCCTCGCAGTTCGCCGAGTTGCAGGCCGAGATTATCGACGCGCTCGTGACAGACGGTGAGGCCATCGTGGTCATGCGAACCGATGACGATGGCGAGTTGCGCTTGCAGCATATCCCCGCCGAACAGCTTGATGAGTCCATGACTGTCGAGCTTGCCGGGGGTGGCTATATCGCCAACGGCGTCGAATTCAATGCCAGCGATGAAATCGTCGCCTACCACATTTTCAAGACGCGGCTGACCGACATCTTCCCGTCCAGCCAGACGCCTGTCCGCATCCCTGCCGAAGATGTCATTCATCTGTTTCGCCGCGCTGGCGCTGGTCAACATCGCGGCCTGTCGTGGTATGCGCCTGTCGTCCTGCCGCTCAACGAACTGTCGCAGCTTCACGACGCCTTGCTGGTATCGGCCAAGATACAGGCGATGATGTGCGGCTTTGTCCAAGACCTCAATGGGACCGGCACGGCCTTCGCCGATGGCCTGCAATCCGCGACCGCAATGGACATCTCGCTTGAACCGGGAACCATGCGCGTCCTGCCGTCCGGTTACAGCGTCACCTTCTCCAATCCCGCTCAAATGCAACAGAGCGTCGATTTTGCATCTCATAGCATACGATTGATTGCGGCGGGCATGCAGGTGCCGGAATTCCTTCTCAGCGGCGACATGCGCAACGTCAACTATTCGAGCGCCCGTACCGCGCTTGTGCAGTTCCGGCAGCACCTCGAAGCCATCCAGTTCACGCTTCTCGTCCCGAAGCTGTTCACGCCCGTCTATCGGCGTTGGCTCGCCCTGGCTGACCTCAATGGCACGATCGAAGCCGGTGACGATGCGGCTGCCGTCGAATGGTTCTTCCCGGCAATGCCTTGGATCGACCCCAAGAAGGATGCCGAAGGCACCGCCGCCATGATCGCCGCTGGCCTCATGAGCCGCAGGCAGGCTGTCGCCTCACTGGGGTTCAATATCGAAAAGCTCGATGCGGAAATCGCCGCAGATCGCGACCGCGCCACCCGACTCGGCCTGTCCTTCGCGCAATCGTCCGCACCGGCCAATAAGGAGAACGCGAATGCCGAAGACGACTAATCAGCGCATCGGACGCAAGCCGCCCGAATGGGAGCGGCACGAGAAGGACGACGTGACCATCGGCGAAAACGCTATTCACGGCCATCTGCCGGTGATGCTCGCCCGCGCCGCCACGGTGGCCGGTCAGTTCGACTCCGACGCCATGACGATCACCGCAGTCATCGCCACGGCCACGCCCGTCCCGCGTCGTGACGCCAAGGGCATCTATGGGGAAGTGCTCGCGCCTGCCGGTTTCCGTTCCGAGGAGGAAGTCCCGCTTCTCGACGGCCATGCGCAGGGCAGCATCCGCAACGTCATCGGCATCGCCAAGAATATCCGCCTCGAAGGCGATCAGGTGCTTGCCGACCTTCGCTTTTCGACCGCCGACGACGTGCAGCCGATTGTCCAGCGCGTGAAGGACGGCACGGCAAGCCGGTTCTCTGTCGGCTATCGCATCCTCAATTTCACAGATTCCCTGTCGGGAATGTCCCGCACCCGCACCGCCACGGAATGGGTGCTCACCGAAGTCAGCCTTGTGCCTTTGGGCGCTGACCCTAATGCCCGAAGGAGGGCCGCAAACATGCCTGAACACGAAGAACTCACCATCGCGCCGGAAGCCGAACAGCAGCAGATTCGCAGCCTTGCCGAACTGGCTGGCCTCACTCGCGGATGGGCCGAAGATCAGATCGACTCCGGTGCAACCCTCGAAACCGCTCGCGCCGCCGCTCTTGCACATATGCAGGGCCGCAGCCAGCAGACGCGCATCCGCACGGTTGCCGCCAACGATGATCCCGCCGCGCTGGTCCGTCGCCAGACTGACGCGCTCGCTTTCCGGGCTTCCGGTGGCGAACTGCCGGAAGACGCTCGCCAGTATGCCGAGATGTCTTTCCGCGACCTCGCTGTCGCCTCGCTCGAACGGGCTGGCGTATCGGTTCGCGGCCTCAGCACCGACGAGATTTTCCAGCGGGCCGCGTCGATGACGACTTCGGATTTCCCGCTGATCGTCTCGAACGTCGCCAACAAGATCGCCCTCGAACGGTTCAATGCCGCCGCGTCCGGTCTCATGCCGCTGGTCCGCAAGCGCACCTTGCCGAACTTCAAGGCGTCCACCTCGATCCGTGCCGGTGAGCTTGGCGAATTGAAGCCGCTGGCCGAGGATGGCGAAATCCAGCATACGGGCCGCACCGAGAACGGCGAGACGTTGAGCCTTGGCACCTATGCCGCTGGCTTGAACGTCTCCCGTAAGCTCCTCATCGACGACGATGCGAACCTGCTTGGCGACATGACGGCAGCCCTTGCCGATGCCGCCGCCGCGACCGTCTCGAACAAGCTGGCGGGCCTTCTGATCGATGAGCACAAGCTCTCCGACAATAAGGCCGTGTTCCATGCCAGCCGTGGCAACCTCGCGGGGGCTGGCGGCGACCTGTCCGTCGCGACCCTCGACTTCGCCCGCAAGTCCATGCGCGTCGTGAAGGGGCTGGACGGCAAGACGATCGTCGGAGCCGCGCCGAAGTATCTGGTTGTCGGTCCCGAGATGGAAACGGCTGCTGAGCTTGTGCTTGCCGCGATCTATGCCGCCGACATCGCCAGCGGCAACCCGTTCGCTCAGAAGCTCACCCTGCTTGTCGAGCCGCGTATCTCTGACAAGCGTTGGTTCGTGTTTGCCGAACCGTCGCGCCTGCCGGTGTTGCAGATGGCCTATCTGTCGAGTGCTCAGGGAGTCCAGATTCAGCGGACTGAGAACTTCGACACTTTGGGAATCCGTTACAGGGCCTTCCTCGACTTCGGTTGCGGCTGGTCCGACTGGCGCGGTGCCTACAAGAATCCGGGCGTCTGATCATGGCGAGCCTGATCGAACTACAGGCGTATCGTGGTCGGCTCGAAAGGGCCGTCTATAGCGGCACCCGCAGGCTGAGGGATGCCAATGGCGAGGAAATCGAGTTCCGCAGCCAGACCGAGTTGAAATCCGCCCTGGCAGCATTGGAGCGAGCCATTGCCGCCGCTCACCGCAAGTCAGCATCCACCATCCGCTTTCAGACCTCGAAAGGACTCTGATCATGAAGAACTTCATTCAACAGGGCGTCAATCTGACCGTCCCGGCACCCGCCAACACCCTCAGCGGCGATGTCGTCATCATCGGCGAGCTTCACGGCATTGCCAGCATCAACGCCGCCGAAGGGGCTGACCTCGTGTTCGTCACCGAAGGCGTGTTCGAACTGCCGAAGGTGGCAGCCGAAGCGTTCGAAATCGGCGATCCCGTCTTCTATGACGCTGGCGACAAGCTGGTCACGTCGGTTGATACCGAACCGCAGATCGGCGTTGCCGTGACCGTTGCAGCCGCAGACAGCGCCACGGTTCACGTCAAGCTGACCTGATCGGCCTTTACCATGATTGAAGCCTCCGGTGGCGTCACGGCTGCCGGGGGCTTATCTTTGAGGGCAAAGAAGGGAATCGGAGATGGCCGTAACACTCGAAGAACTGAAAAAGGCACGTCGCATCGTTGCCGAGTTAGCGGAAGCCAATCCCCTGCTTGCGCCGGTTTTCGAGCGATTGGACGATGAATATCAGGCTATGGCAGGACGGCGCGAAACGCCAATCCAGAAGATCGCTCGCCAGCGCCGGGAAATCCGCGACCTCGTTTAGATCGCAATCGCTTTCAGCTTCTCGTGCATGAGTTCGAGCGTCGGCCCTTTGCCATACTTCTCGCGGTCCAGCTTATGGCCGAACAGTTGCCGCCTCATCCTGTCGTCAAATTCAGCAGCGATCATGCGATCTTCAAAGGCGTGTCGCAGCGAATAGAGAACGTGCTGGTCCGACTCCATCAAGCCGTTTTCGCGCATGAATTTGTTGATCGTCGCTGAGAACGTATCCTTGCCGCGATAGGACGGAAACCCCTTCGGGCATTCCTTGAAGGCTTTCAGCGATATGCCGGTGAGCGGAATAATCCGCTTCGATTGCTGGTTCTTCAATTGCCTGCCGACAGGCTCAATCGAGATATGCGGCACCTTGTCGGCGAGACGGATATGCTCAGGCAGCAGCCCTGCTATCTCCGATGGCCTCGCGCCAGTGTTGATCATCGCCAGAAGGATGCAGCGGGCTTCGACATTAAGGCCATCCAGCGCACCGTCTTTGAGGATAACCTCGCGTATCCATTTGTCGGAAAATGGTGGCCGCTCGCGCTCATCACCCCGTTCGTCTTTGAAAGACAGGTCAGCCAGAATTTTGTTCAAGTGATCGTCGAGACCGAGACCGAGCCGGGAATTCGCGGTTCGCAGAACGTGACCGACGTGGATCGAGTCCTTGTTGGCGGAATTGGCAACTAAGTTTTCTTGCAGCATCCGGTCACGCCACCAATCGCGAAACTTCACCATGTCGGCTCGCGTGATGGCAGAGATTTCCTTATTGCCGATTTGGGCAACTAAGTTTTTGATGGCTTTGATTTTGGGGTTTCGCCATTTGCGAATCTGATCAGCACTCTTGCCGCGTTCCTTATCGGCCTCATGTTCCCAAAAGACCTCAAGCGCCTTTTCGATCCTGATAGCCGGTTCTTCCACGCCACCTAGCACGGCATTGCCGATACGCTGGTTCGCGCTCCCGTCGCGGTTTTCGGGAACATTAAGGGCGCGTTTCACAATCTCCTCAATCGGTCCCGCTGCAAGAGCAGGGGCGGCGACGAACGAAAACCCGCGATGATCGGCTATGTTCTTCGCAGCATCGTATCGGGCTTGAGCACCGCCGTTGTCGCCGCGAAGGGCTGACTCCCACCCTTCGACCAACTGAGTCCATATTTCATCGGCTTTGCGAACGGCGAGTTTCTGCGAGTCGGTATGCAGCGATACGGCGACATGCTCGCGCACCTCGATCGAGCGAAAACGAAGGGGGACGCGCTTCCTGAGATGATATGTCGAGCCGCGAAGGATGATTGCCAT